GTAAATGCAGTAGATGTAAAAGGAGTTGAGGAATTATTATTAGATAACAGATCAACTATTGTAAATGTAATAAATCAAGCATTAAACGATCAAGGTAAAGAAGCATTGGTCTAATATGAAAAAGTATAAAATAACGCATAAAATAAATGCAGATTTTATTGCTGAAATAATTGTTAATGAAGATGAAATTGATAGTTCAATAAATGATCTTAAAGAATACAAGAAACCTAATAGTAAATTTGAATATACTATGTTAAAAGGTACAGAAAATGTAACCCAAACAATTTATGAAGAAGTTAATGAAGACAACAAAAAATAAAAGGTATAAATTATGAGTGGCACATACCCTACATCTCCTGTTTTTTCTTCATTAGGATTTAACAGTACACAATCAACTAAAATTACAACAACAGATAGTGGTAAGGTTTTCGCTACACAAATAGATGGTCAAAGATTTAAGTTTTCAGCATCTTATCCACCAATGAGAAGAACTGTTTTTTCTCCAGTTATTGCTTTTATAATGAAACAAAGATCAAGAAAAGAAACATTTCAAATTACTCTGCCTGACCTTAGTGATGCAAAAGGAGATGTATCTGGTATTATAAGCACAAGAGCAAGTGCAAATGCTGGTGCTACTTCTGTTGATATACAGAACATAACAGGAACAATTAAAGCTGGGGATTTCATAAAATTTAATGGTCATACTAAAGTTTATATGGTTGTATCTGATGCAACAGCAGATGTGAGTAATGAAGCAACATTGACTATAGAACCACCTTTAAGATCAAGTGTAGCTTCTGATGAAACTATATTATATGATAATGTGCCATTTACTGTTAGACTTGCAAATGATGTTCAAGAATTTTCAACAAGTCAAAAAGATATTTATAGATTTGAAGTAGATTTTATAGAGGCTTTATAATGCCCAGAGGTTTATCTACAATACTCCAAACAGAAATTGCAAAGCAATCAATTAAACCTATTGCTTTAGTTCAAATTAAATTTCCAACTACACAAAGATTTACAAATCATTATAAAGATATTGAAGTATCTGAAATATGGGATGATGCTTTAGGCTTGTGGGATGATAGAGCTGGTAATTGGGATAGTGGAATAAGTTATCTTGCAAGTTCTCATTTATTAAGAATATCTGCAAAGTCAGAAAGTTCTACATTAAATGTAAATTCTTTTAGTATAGAATTATCAGCAGTAGAAAGTACATTCACATCAATATTACTTAATAATAATGTTTCAAATGATGAAGTTGCAATAGATGTAGGTTTTATAAATGATAGTGAACAATTAATAGATGTATTTAATTATGCTAAAGGATTTATAGATAATTTTAGCATAGATACCGATAGTGGAATCATAAACATAAATTGCACTTCTCATTTTGGAGATTTTAGTAGAGTTACAGGTCGTAAAACAAACGAGGGTAGTCATGGTAGATTTTTTGAAAATGATACTGATAGTTTTGAATTTAGTTCACAAACAATTAGAGATTTAAAGTGGGGTAGAGAATAATGGGTTTTTTTAGTAGTATTTTTAAAGCAATCACAAGCATAATAACTGATGTTATTAGTTGGATAATTCCTATTCCTGATGTTCCTGATATTGGTCAAAACGAATTTGAAAAAGGTATCTTAGTTAATAAACAATCTAACAACGCATCTGTTCCTGTAGTTTATGGAACAAGGCTTTTAGGTGGCACAAGAACATTTATAGAAGTTGAGGGAGATACAAATCAATATCTATATATTTGTTTAGTATTATGTGAGGGAGAAGTTAGTAATATTTTAAAAGTTAAAGTTGATGATAGCGATGTTACCTTTGATGCAGATTTTCAACATGGTGTAACTGTAACATCAAATGACGATAGATTTGGAACAAACATTAAAGTACAACCATTCTATGGTAAAGACGATCAAGTACAATCAACTTTATTAAATGAAGATACAAATTGGAATAGTAGTACAAATAGAAAATTAAAAGGTATTTGTTATCTTGCTGTTCGTTTAGAGTGGGATCAGGACAAGTTTTCTAGCATACCAAAAATCCAAGCAGAAGTAGAGGGTAAAAAAGTTCCTGTAATTAATTCTAATTTAACTATAACTGAAAATACATTTTCAAATAATCCTGTATTTTGTTTATTAGATTATTTAACTAATGATAAATATGGTAAAGGAATTAATTATGGAGATATTGATAGACAAAGTTTCTATGATGCTTCTGTTGTAGCAGATCAAGAAGTAACTCCTTTTAATGGTGCAAGTAACATTCCTCAATTTAGTTTAAATGTTGTTTTAGATACTAATAATAAAATATTAGATAATGTTAAATTTATTCTTAGAGGTATGAGAGGATTTCTACCTTATACAGAGGGTTTATATAGATTGATAATAGAAACTACAGGTACATCAGTTTTATCATTAAGCAAAGATAATATTGTTGGTGGTGTTAAATTATTAAGTGAGAAGAAAAATTCTAAGTACAACAGAATTAATATTGATTATATATCGCCAGAAAAAAACTATGAAAAAGATACCTTAATATATCCTGAAACAGATTCAGAACACCAAACATTAAAAACAGAAGATGGTGGTTTCTTACAAGAATTAAATTTAGACTTAAATATGATTACAAACCCTTATCAATCATTACAGTTTGGTAAAATAGTTTTAAATAGAAGTAGAAACCAATTAACTATTGAGTGTACTGCAACCTATGAAGCTATGAATTTGTCAGTAGGAGATATTGTAGATTTAACAGATGATATATTAGGTATGAGTGCTAAACCTTTTAGAGTAATTGGTTTATCTATTAATTTTGATTATACTGTTCAATTATCTTTAGTAGAGCATCAAGATTCATGGTATGTGTTTGATGAAAAGCAAGAAGTCGCTGTTGTGCCTGATACTAATTTACCGAATCCATTTAATGTAAGACCACCGGCAAGTATAACTTTGAGTGATGAATTGATTGCTTATAATGATGGTACAGTTATCGTTGCATTAAATATAGCTATAACACCCTCTACTGATAAATTTGTTTATGAGTATCAAGTAGAATATAAAAAATCTAGTGAATCAGATTATAAAGTTCATGCAAAAGGTTCTATATTAAATCAAAGAGTTTTAAACGTAATTGACCAACAACGATATGACGTGAGGGTTAAGGCTATCAACAGTTTAGGGGTATCTTCCACTTATATAGCAGAAACAAATTATTTAGTTGTAGGTCAAGTTGCACCACCTTCAGATGTTGAAGAATTTTCTGTGAATATAATTGGTAAAGAGGCTCACTTATCATGGGAACAAATAGCTGATCTTGACCTTGCATATTATCAAATTAGATACTCAACACTATTAACAGGTGCTACTTGGCAGAACTCTGTATCATTAGTAGAAAAAGTATCAAGACCAGCAACATCAATTTCAGTTCCAGCACTTAAAGGAACCTATCTTATCAAAGCATTTGATAAATTAGGTAATGCTAGTGTTAATGCTTCATCAATTAATACTAATATTGCACAAATTGGAAACTTTAATGCAGTAGTAACACAAACAGAAGACCCAACATTTAGTGGAACAAAAACTAACTGTAGTGTTGTAGATGGCACTTTAAAATTAGACAGTATAATTTCAAATGGTATTTATGAATTTAGTTCTGTTATTGATTTAGGTGGAATATTTACAAGTAGAGTTACAGCAATATTAGAACAGTTTTCTGCTGACCCTGATGATTTATTTGATGCTGGTAGAGGTTATACAAATTTTGAAGATGTACCTACTAATATATTATTTGATGGTGCAATTCCTCAAGGTGCAAAAGCTGTATTACAAATAGCAATATCAGATGACAATGTAACTTATACAGCATTTAAAAACTTTGTTATAGGAGATTACACAGCACGTTATTATAAATTTAGATTAATTTTATCTTCAAGAGATGCTAGTTCAATACCTGTTGTATCAGGTTGTGAAGTTGTAGTTGATATGGAAGACAGAGTAATTAGTGGAGATGATATATCAAGTGGAACTAGTACAAAATCTATTACATTTACAAATCCATTCAAATCGAATACATATGCTATTGGAATTTCTGCTCAAAACATGACATCTGGCGACTTTTATGAAATAACAAACAAAACATCATCTGGCTTTGATATTGCTTTTAAAAATAGTAGTAGTACAATTATAGATAAGACATTTGACTTTATTGCGAAGGGATACTAAAAGAACTTATGGCTCAACACGATTATGTAATAGCAAACCAAACATTCCCATCATACAGGAATGACCACAATAACAGCTTATCTGCTGTTGTTTCTAAAAATAGTGGTACATCTGCACCATCAACAACTTATGCTTATCAATGGTGGTATGATTCAACAAATGATATTTTAAAAATAAGAAATGCTGATAATGATGCTTGGATTAACTTTGCCTCATTTGACCAAACTAATGATAATTTCTCATTAACAGTACAAGATTTAACAGTTAATGGAACAGGGGTTATTCCATCAGGAACTAAGATGTTATTTCAACAAACCTCTGCACCTACAGGATTTACTAAATTAACAACACATAATAACAAAGCATTAAGAGTAGTAAGTGGAACAGCATCTACAGGTGGAACTAACTCTTTCACTAATGCTTTTAATTCTTCAAAAACTGTAAGTGGTACAACAGGAACATCATCAGTTACTATTTCAGGAACTACTGCTTCACATACTTTGACAACAAGTCAGATACCAGCACACACTCACTATATTGCAAATAGTGATAATAATTTTCCTAATGAATTAGAGGATAATGCAAATTTTACACTTACAGATAAAAGTAATGGTGGTGCAGGAAACAATGACTATATTCTTTATGCAAGTAATAATAACACTACAGATTTAAGAGGTTTAACAAGTTCTACAGGGGGAAGTTCAGGACACACTCACAATATTAGTGTTACATCAGGAAGCCACGCACATTCATTTAGTGATAGTTTTAATTTAGATGTTCAATATGTAGATTTAATTATAGCAGAAAAAGATTAATGAAATTAGAAATTAAAGATAATTGTCCGTTAAACAATTTTAAACCTTGTAAAAAATTTGATTGTAATTGGTTTATACAAGTAAGAGGAACTAATCCTCAAACAGGAAAAGAACA